TAATATGTCTTTAATTACTGAAATTTATAGAAAACTACATTTACTCACAAGGTACCAGTGGGATAATAAGATTCGGTTAGGAAGAGATGCTGACGGGGGTTATGTTATCGCCGACGGCTTAGATTATGATTTGCTATTAACGGGAGGAATAGCTGGAGATATATCTTTTGAAGAGGACTTCTTGCAGCGTAATCGAAATGTACCCAAGGGCTATGGTTTTGATGGAACTGTTGAAACTATGCCAAATCAGAATACCCGCAAACTAACATTGGTTGGCAAGAATATACAGCCAAAAGCTACGGAAACTGAGACTGATCTCATAGATTATATGGGTGATCATAATAATATATTCCTAAAAATGGATATTGAAGGCTCGGAGTTTGATTGGATTTTAGATAGTGGAGTTGATTTTAGTAAATTCAAACAAATGGTTATAGAGTTCCATCCGCTTGGAACATCTGACGAGGATTTTGGCCGTTGGTCTTGTTTTCTCGATTCTCTAGAAAAGTTAAACAGAACGCACAAACTAATACATGTGCATGCAAACAATTCAGCTGGAGTTTTTGAGTTCAAATGCAAAATCAATTCTGGGGAAACTTTAGTAACTCTTCCGAGAGTACCCGAGTTAACTTTTCTTAGAAATGATCAGTTTAATGAGTTTGCTATTAAGACAGATGTTACGAGAATACCCCAGCCGATTGATGTACAGAACTTCGGCCATATCCCAGAGGTTTATCTTTTCAACTTTCCTTGGGAATAAACAATAAACAATAAAAACAAAAAAATGTCTTGGAAAAAAGGTTCACAAAGGTACAGAATGGATTTTGCATCAATTCCTCTTAACGAGAAGTTAAAGCAAATGGATGGTTCTTTAAAAGAAGAGGATGCCCGATATTACTTATATAAATTTCTAAGAAATAACATCCCATTTACTTGCGAGCTTTTCCTTGGCGTAAAACTGTTTCCCTTTCAGGCTATGGCAATCAAAGGAATGATGATATCAGACTATTCTATGTTTGTATTTTCCCGTGGTATGTCAAAAACTTATTCTACCGCAGTTTACGTTCTTCTTGAATGCCTTTTGAACCCAAGCGCCAATATCGGCGTTATCGCTGGTACATTCCGTCAGTCAAAAATGATCTTCCAGAAAATGGAAGACATACTGAGTAAGCCAGAAGCGAAGTTAGCAAAAGACTGTGGAATTAAAATAACGAAGGGAACAGACCAGTGGACTATAAAGATAGGGGGAAGTAGAGCTGTTGCCTTACCATTAGCTAATGGAGAAAGATTAAGGGGGTTTCGATTTAATAGGATAGTATTGGACGAATTTTTAACAATGCCAGAAAAAATATTTAATGAGGTTATATTGCCGTTTTTGGGTGTTGTGGAAAATCCAGTCGAGAGGGAAGAGCTACATAATTTAGAGACGCGCCTAATCGAAAAGGGGGAGATGTCTGAAAAAGATAGATATGTGTGGCCAAATAACAAGTTAATAATACTTTCATCTCCAAGTTTTAAATTCGAATACATGTATAAGCTATTTAAGAGGTACGAGGGTTTAATTTTAGATAAACAAGAAACAGATCAAGGTGTGTTTCAGGATGTAGACGACGAAGAGGCTGCGGCAGATGACGCTTACAGGCTTATAATGCAATTAAGCTATGATTGCGCACCAACTAGACTTTATGATCAAAACTTATTGAAGCAAGCAAAAGCTACAATGAGTGAAATGCAGTTTAAGAGAGAATTTGGGGCTCAGTTTGTAGATGAGAGTGATGGTTACTTTAGATTATCAAAAATGGCCGCTTGTACTATAGCTGATGGAGAATTTCCTGCTGTTGAGGTGGTAGGTAATCCAAGTGACGAATACATAATGGCATTTGACCCTAACTGGGCGGGAAATACAAGCGCAGACCACTTTGCTATGCATGTATTTAAAGTTTTACAAGAAGACCAAAAACTTTGCCTAGTTCATAGTTATGCAGTGGCGGGGGTTTCTCTAAAAGAACACATGGGGTACTTCTTATACTTGGTTACCCACTTTAATATCGTTGGTATCTGTGGAGACTATAATGGAGGAGTTCAATTCATTAATGCTTGTAATGAAAGCCAGATGTTTAAAGATCAAAATGTAGATATAGGAGTTATAGAGGTAGACATAGAGAAACCTGAACAATATCACGCAGATATACTTGAGTTTAAGAATCAGTATAATGTTAAAACAAGAAAATATTGCATTTTAAGAAAACCTACAGTCAACTGGATACGTAATGCGAATGAACTACTACAAGCATCCATTGATCATAAAAGAATACTGTTCGGTTCTAGGGCTGTCGACTCGCACTTCGACGACCAAAGAAAAAAGAACTTGCCTATTGATTCTCTCAAATGGGATATGAAAATAAATGCATCTTCAAAGGGTGCTAAAATGATTGACTTTATAGATCACCAAAAAAGTACAATAGAATTGACTAAGTCAGAATGTGCCAACATTGAAGTGACTACAAATCCACAAGGATCGCAACAATTTAACCTACCACAAAACCTGAGAAGACAGACAGGCCCTAATAGAGCTAGAAAAGACTCTTATTCTGCCTTATTGCTAGGGAACTGGTTTGGTAAAGTTTACTTTGATTCTAGACACGCTAAAATAAACAAAAAACCACAAAGTACATTTATTCCTTTTACTATTTAGTGGTCTCAGTGTAAGCATTGTTATGCCTTTACCAACTCCAAACGATAGAGAAAAGAAAAGTGATTTTGTTTCTCGCTGTATGTCTTCTGAAACAATAAAAAAAGATTTCAAAGATAACGATCAAAAACTAGCGGTTTGTTACAGGCAGTTTGAGGAAGCTAAGGATAAATCAAAGGCTTCAGTAGAGTTTGGGGGAGAAGAGATTCTTGTCTTGGCTTCTAAGCAAAGCTATGATGGTGGTGATGATCAAAAAGAAAGATATTACGATCACGAAATGACTATTTCTGAAAAAGCCATGAAGGATCTGCATGAAAACGGAGAGACTTACATTACTGAAAAAGATGGCGGTGAGACAATGGTCATAAAAGTAAAGTACAAGTCAACTTTGCAAAGTTAAAGTTAACTTTGATATTTAGTTTTTTTTTGTGTATAATGAGTTATGGCAAAAAGAAAATATACAAAGAAGTCAGAATACTGGGGTAAATTTGACAAAAATAAAAGCGAGGCTGCGCTACCTCTCTCTAGTACTCTGTCTTTCCAGCCTGAAATGGTAGGCGAATCTTTTTACGAAAGTGAGGCTGCCTGTAGAAGCGGATCTGGATCGAAAAAGTCTGCTGGTCGTACGAACAGCATAACTGGCGGTAAAATCGCAAACAAATATTCGAACATAGATTCTGGGATGCTGCCCTTTGAGTACTCTAAAGAGAATGTTGGCGCGACAGATGCAATATTGCTTTGTCAAAAAGCTTATTTTAATATTCCTGCATTTAAATCCACGATTGATTTGATGTCAGAATATGCAAATACAGAAATTTATTTAGAGGGCGGATCAAAAAAATCTAGAAAGTTTATTGAAGCTTGGTTTAAAAGAATTAAGGTCCACGATTTAAAACAGCAATACTTTAGAGAATTTTATAGGTCGGGCAATGTATTCATGATGCGCCTTGACGGAACGCTTGATGTATCTAGTGTTACTAAAATGATGGAGGTTTATGGATCGACAAAAAAGAATGCAAAAATACCAATTAAGTATATTATGCTTAATCCAACGGACATTGTTGCGAAAGGTTCTATTACTTTTTCCGAATATCAATATTTTAAGGTGCTTACTCCTTTTGAGGTAGCTAGATTGAAAAAGCCAACCTCGGAACATGAGAGGGAATTATTTGAATCTATGCCAGATGATGTAAGAAACTCTATAAAAGACAATCCTGCGGTTTCAAACACAACTCCAATAATACCACTTGAAGCAGAAAAACTACATGTTGTTTTTGCTGGTAAACAAGATTATGAGCCAATGGCTATACCGAGCGGTTTCGCTGTTTTAGACGATTTGAATAAGAAGATTGAACTCAAGAAAATTGACCAAGCTATTGCTAGATCAATTGAAAATGTAGTTTTACTTGTGACAATGGGAGCAGAGCCAGATAAAGGGGGAGTAAACCACAAGGCTTTAGCGGCAATGCAAAATATATTTAAAAATCAAAGCGTTGGGAGGGTGCTTGTTTCTGATTATACTACAAAAGCAGAGTTTGTAATACCAGACCTTAAAAAAGTTATGGGTGCAGAAAA